TCATGCCCAGTCGCTTATCTCGGACCTATTCTTAGGTTTTGATCCTAAGGATATATCTCCGAAACATGGTCCTGGAGCCGTGGCTACTGGTGAGAAACTTTGGCATAAATGGCGTTTTCAACGTCTTTATGACCAAATTCACCAGCAGTATCCCTACTATGACTATTTCTTTATTCATAGTAAGGCCAGTATTGCGGATCAGAAGGATCAGTATCTTTCTCTACAACGCCTGGAAACAGGAGTTGCGAAAGTAGTACTGGTTCCCAAAGATTCAAGAGGTCCCCGGCTTATTAGCTCGGAACCACTGGAGTATCAATATATCCAGCAGGGCCTTGCTAGTAAGTTAGTTCCTTGGATTGAGAGTTCTCCCCTCACAAAGGGTTTTGTGAACTTCTCTGATCAGTCCATCAATCGTGATCTTGCGCTGTCCTGTTCTAGGACTCGTGATTTCGCAACGATGGATCTCAAGGACGCCTCGGATCGTGTGAGCGTCAAGCTGGTTACCCGTCTTTTCGACGGATGCCCTTCTTTATTGAAGTGCTTGATGGCTACTAGGTCCACATCGACGAAGCTCCCAGATGGGAGAGTTGTTCCTCTAGCGAAGTTCGCTCCGATGGGAAGCAGTCTCTGCTTTCCGGTTGAAGCGCTTTGCTTTTGGTCCATCTGCGTCGGTGCCGCTATGGCTAGCGGGATGACACGGGAGGCCGCGCGACAGAGCGTGTATGTGTACGGTGATGATCTTATCGTACGCACCCACTTGCGCGCTCTTTGCACTGTAGCACTGGAGGCAGTAGGCCTCCTCGTCAATACGGCAAAGTGCTATAGTGAGAGTAACTTTCGCGAATCATGTGGCATGGATGCCTATTTTGGCAAACAAGTCACCCCTGTTCGTTGTAAGAAACTCTTCTCGGGGACTCGGACAGGCGAATCGTTCGCTGCGTATACCTCTATGATGAATGTTTTATCATCTAAGGGGTACAGAGGAACGGCTAGCTACCTCCTTTCTAATATTGAACGAGTATATGGTCGGCTACCTGCCGGTCTACCTGCAAGTTCATACCCTTGTTTAGAAGTTCAGAATTTAGCTAATGCTATTTCTGAAAATCGAAGACGGGGCATTAGGATGAGGTGGAACAGCAAGTTGTGTCGTAATGAAGTGAGGGT